TAGCGGCGCAGAGGTGTCCGAGCGGCACGGCGAAGTCCAGCGGTTGCAGTCCTTGCAATGCCTTGTCAGCGGTTGCTTGGTTGGGAAAGGCGAACTTGCGGAAGGTGGGCATCTTAGGGGGTGGTCAACGACTGAAGTTCATCGTTGGTGAGGCGGGTCGTGTAGAGGGCCACGGCACGGATGCGGTCGTTGAGTTGAGTGCCTGCGCTTCCATCACCACGAATGCCAAGACCAAAAACTGCGGCAGATAGATTTGGAATTGCGATTGTTTTGGTATCTCGCAAAGTTCCGTTGACATACAAAACCGTTCCACTTGCTGCTGAATTATAGCCAACCGCAATTTTATATATTCCAGCCGTTAATCCCGACGCAAAGGCAGTAACGCTTGTTATGCCCGATGCTGCGACAAATTCAATATTTGTGCTTGCTTCATTTATTTGTAAGGACAAAAGATTGCTACCGTCCACACGAAGGTTGACAATGCGTCTTGCCGCACTTGATGTAAAAGTCCTCACATCAACCTCCGCATAAATCGTCCCCTCCGTCTGCCCAATGGACCCGCTGACCGCTCCGCTCACGGATACCACATCTGCGCTTCGGCTTCCCGTTCCTGTGGTGGTGGGGATATAAGAAGTCGCCACCGAGCCTGTTTCAAGTTGTGCGCCCCATACATACGCAGTATTCCCGCTTGCGCTTTGAATTACTGCACTTGTCATGGTTCCATTGCTCGTATTAGCACGAATATTCCCAGCGGCCCCAAGGCCAAGAAGAACGGTCATTCTACAACGATACCATCCATTCCCGTAGTTCTCAATGCCTTGTGACTGCAATGTGTAGCCCGCTCCAACAACTCCGCTAACCGCAAGAGCGCCCGTGTTAAGATTCCAAACAACTGCGGACCCGCTTAAAACACCGCCATTCTCCATAGTCAAGCCAAAAAACCCACTCCCCGCTTTTGCGAATGCGGAATAAGAATAAGTTGTGCCTGAAACAAATGTAAACGACTGATTAATTCTTGCGTTACCGCTTGTGGTAGCAGTCAAGAGGTCGGCATTGGTTGTTCCATCGGGAGCCGTAAACGCAGCCGTTGAGCCAGTTGTTACTGCAATATTTGAGGGAGCCCAAGTTGTCAAGAAGTTCTCACTCTGCAACGCCAAGTTCGTCGCCGCAGGCTCCACGAGCAACGCAGGACACCCCGTCACGCCGCCGCTGGTGTAGTAGTCCAAGCGGGGGATGCCCGACGCTACGGATGCAACCAAGCCAGCAGAATCAAACCGCCGTGCCTCGGTGTTGCGGGTAACGGTGAAGTCCCCTCGGTTGTCCGTGTTGGTTGGGATTTGCGAGTATAACCGCCCCGTTTTGAAACGGGCGGGGACAAGTAGAAGTGAAGGCGTGGGCATTCTTAGAAGTTAAATAGAATAGCGAATCGGGCTTGCAGGCAACCGCTGACGGCGGCCTCTGCCGCTGCTGCCCCGTCGGTCGTAGCACGGGCGTTGAAGGCATCCCACGCAAGTTCTGCAGGGGTCTTGCCCATCACCATTGAACGGGGGTAGCCGTAGCCGTAGCCTATCAGCATGGTTAGAGGAAGGTGTAACCGATGACGCTACCTACGGAAACCGTTACCGCCGTAATCTTGCCGCCGTTGCGACCGCAAATCACGATGCCTGCGGAGATGGACTTGGTGGAAAAGTTGTAAGCGGTCAGCAGGTTCTCGCTGCCTGTACCCGTGAGGGTGGTCATCGTTGCGGCTGAATTGACGACAAGAAAGTCGTAGTTCTTACCCGTGGCGGCTGCACCTGAATCAATCAGTTCGCAAGTACCGCCCTGTCCGAGCATTTGTTGTAAGATTGGAGTTGGCATAATTCTGCTTTAGGGTAAATGTATCTTATGAAGGAATTTCACAAACGGAATGCGAGTACGGAAGTTGGAATGACATCGTAGCCACCCACCCCGCCGTGCGGTCATCTCGGCTCTCCACAAACCTCGTAAGGCTGACGCTGGTACTTAGGGTCCACTCTTGCGTCGGGTCGTTTGTGAGGCTTGAAATGAAGTCCTGAGCGATTTGCAGTTGGTCGCTCAAAACCTCGTCTTCGTTGTCCTGCCAACCCAGCGTCGGGCTGCCCGAAACCACTCCACCCATCGTGGCAATGGATTCCACTCGGTCAGAAAAATAGACCCCGACCACAAGAGCCAAACTCCCAAGGTCAGTACTCGCTGACTGAACATCCGCAAATACCAAAGGATAGACGATTCGCTCACGGCTTGGGGTTCGTAGGTTGATGGTGTTGTCCGTTCCGATGGCAAGCGGGTCGCCCGTTCCGAAGGAGTTTACTTGCGGGTGAGCATTTGCAAGCGCAAGGAGTGCTTGCTTGATTTTTATCCAAGACATAGGCTTGTAGTTTCAAAATGTTTTTAGAGTGTGCGCCCATGTTCAGCAGTTGTTGCAGTAGGGGTCGTAGGGCCATGGCCTGTCAAGTCCAGCACCACGGCGGAGGGTCCGAGCATCCAAGGCCATCCCCGTGTTGTAATTGGTTCCGTTGGGGTAGATGGTGTCCAAGGCCGATGGCGGAGAGTTGAATAGCGGATAGTTGGCCTTCTGCTCCATCAAGTAGCGGGTGATGCGCTCGGAGTACCACTCGGCATCATTCTTCACTTTGTCGGTGAGGCGGGTGATTTCGTCCATGGACATTTGGGAACTTTCCTCGCTGGTTCTGCGGACCATTCCCTTGTTCATGTACTTGAACGCCAAGACCATGGGTAACTCGTAGTAGAGCCATTGCACCATAGCGGGTTGGATGTAGTCCTCCAATAGCGTAGTGTTGAGTGCCGTGGTCGTGCCGCTCACCACTTGCGTCACCATTTCCGAGTACAGGGCCGACCCAACGATGGGCTGAATCCGCATCTCCTGCACCTTCACGATGGTAGGCCGAATCTGCGTAAAGGAAACATTCTCGTTTATGACCGAGTTGTCCAGCAGGGTTTGTTCGCTTATGAATAGTGCCTTCATGCTTTTGAAATTTTGTTGCCCTTACGGATGACAAGTTGCTGCTCCCAAATGTGCCTGCATTGGGGGCGGTTCACTCCGCTGGCCGTGTGATACCAACCGCCACGGCGATTCCAAACGGAGTAGCCCATGATGTTGGAAATACCATTTATGTCGTCACGGGTGTAAACCTTGCCTTGGTCAGCGAGGTCCAGCATGACCTTGCAGAACTCACGGCTCGTGCTCTTGTCTTTGTTGCTGAACCCTGCGGCCCACGAATATTTGTACCTCACTTCAAGCACGGGTTCGGCCACTTCCTTGATGTTTTTGGGCAAGCCCTGCTCTGCGATTTGGTCCACCGCTCTTGCGATGGGGTAGCGGTCTTTGGTAATCAAGTACGCCACCCGCTTGGCGACCTTCGCTTTGCTGACCCCGAACTCCTTGGCCATTTCTTCCACCGATGCTTCACGGTTCTTCTTGCGGTACTTTTCAATTTTCTCGTCAAGTTCTTTTTCTTCCTCCCTAAGTTCAGCGAAGGCTTGACGCACCTGGTCGTCCAAGTCGGCATCAAACCGCATTGGCTTGGAGTGCATGACCACATAGTCGTCGGAACTGCTCCCAAACTTGCTTGCAACCACCTCCAAGACCTTAAATTCCTCGTCCCCCCATCCGTAATCCTCGGTGTCTTCTTCGCCCCACATAGGCTCGGAAAACGCCTGCTCTTGCACTCCGAGCAGGGTGTTCACTTCTTCGGGGGTCAACCCGAAACCAGCGGATAGCATCGTGCGGGCCATCTCCAGCGTGATTTTCTCCTGCGCATAGTGCCGAACGATACGCATGAGGTTTTGGTACTCACGGCCCGACAACTTCTTGATGTTGTCGTTGCCCATCATGGCGGGGGTTTGCGGTTGCTCGTCGGGTTGGGGATTGGGTCCAACCACATCCGAAGGCGTGCCAGCGGGGGTCATCAGCCCTTGGCCCTCTGCCTTCGCAGGAAGCGACACAAGCGCACGGATTTCATTGGGCGACATTGACTCCAGCACCTTGTTTGCAACGAGCGGAGAGAGGCTATTAATGGCCGTGATGACATCCTGCACGCTGCTCTCGGTCTTGACTTCAATGGCAGGCAGTCCCGCCTTCTCTCGGAGTTCGGTGGGTGTCATTGCTTGAATCATTGCGTTCTCGCTTAACTGCTCCGTGATGGGCTCCACAGGAATCAGTTCCATCCCTTCCACGCCGTTGAACGAACCCAAGTAGTTCATCATCCGCTCCACCTTCCGCACTCGGTCGTTCACATAGGTCGCCTTGAATAGTTCGTACGCCTCCACCAGTTCCTGCCGCCCTCCCAGTTGGCCTTCGGTCTTCACCCCGAATAGCATCGGGTTCACGACCCTGTGACTGATGAAGATTTCCGACTGGATGGCTTTGTTCAAAATCTCGAACTGCTTATCCATGTCCGATGGCGTGAGCGGTTCAAGCGTCGGGGCTTTGCTGACATCATCATTAAAAGTCACAACGAATCGTCCAGCGTTATCCGTCCCGCTGAACTTGCGCTTGATTTGACGCTCAATGTCGCCCTGTTCTTCGGGGGTCGGGATGCCGTTATTGAAGTTGATTAAATACCCGCCCCAAAAGTTGTTCCGCAGGTTGTTGTTGTGAAAGTTCGCCACCTGCACATCGGCTTCAATCCACGCCAATCCTCCCATGTATTCGGGGAGCGGATAGGACTTCACGCCTGCGGCGTACACCCTGTAATAGAACAGTTGCTTGCCGATACGGTTATCTGCATCAAAGGCGGGGATTTTCTCTACATCGCCGATTTTGGGGTAGAGTTGGACCATTGCATCGTCGTACCAATCGGCCACCTGAAACATCCGCTCGTCTTTGTCAACTCGGATTTTTTCAAAGGGAATGTGTTCCATCTTCGCAATGGTTCCCATCTTGTTCCAAGTCACGGCAACCGCAAAACCGTTGAATAGTTCAAGGTCCAAGACGAGTTTTTCCGTGATGTCGTTGAGGTCGTCATGCTCGCTCAAACCATCAAAGAACTTGGCGTAGCGGGCCTGCTGCTCAACCGTCATCTTTTCGCCAGGCTGCCATCCGCCACCCACGATGTAGTTCACTTTGCCGTTGACAATAGCGTTGTGCTTGCTGCTCCTGCGGTAGTTGTCCAGCAGGTAATAGGGGTACTCATTGAACGCCCCGTAGGTGATGTACTTGCCCGCTTTGTTTTCAAGCATGACGGGGACTTTATGCTCAATCCCAAGCCATTGGGTGAATGATTGCTTTATACTCATAGCGTGTGTACGGTAAAGTTGAGGGCCGAAATCGTGATAGCACCGCCATCGCTCACGGCGTTGATGTAGATAGTGAACTCGTCATTGACTGCACCTTGCAGGATGGCTTCAAGCGTGACCGCATGGCCGTTGTTGTGGCCCGTGGTGATGTCAGTCATTGACTGCGGAATGATGGTTCCGTTCTTGGCGATATAGATGATTATTTGGTTGCCGTTGCCTTGCGAGAATACCATGCTTGCCGATACCCGCAAGGCAGCACTCGTCGTCCCTGTGTAGGTGATGGCGGTGGTTGTGCGGGTAAAGTTGTAGGCAGTCAGCAGTCCCGATTTCAGCGGGGTTGTTAACTTGACCGCCTGCCCTTGGGTCGGGGTAAAGTTCTTGGATTCGTCAAGGTACAGGTTCGCAACGCCCCGCTCTCGGTCCAAGGTGGCGCTATCGGCGAGGT